TAACACACCCGCTTTTCCTTGTAGCTCTAGAGTTACAGGATGTTCACCTAATGTTTTTATTGGAGTTTAATTATGGCAACTAGATTCAACAACGGAATACCTTCAGTTGAAAGTAAACCGAAGAAGTCACGTCAAGGACGTGGACAACACACAAAATACAGTGCAACTTCATCAAATAAAAGAAAAAAGAGATATCGGGGTCAAGGTCGATAAATAATACAGGACTTACCCTGTAAAAATGGCATTAAAGAGTATAAAAGGTGATAGTTTCTCAAAATCGAGATCTTTCAAAGACATAGGAGTAAATTTTTCACGCAATGCAAACACAAAAGACGTTGCAATCGTGAAGAATGATAATGCCATTAAACAAGCAGTTAAAAATCTTATTTTGACTGTACCTGGTGAAAAACCATTTCAACCTAATGTCGGATCTAGAATATCCGAACTCTTATTTGAACCACTTGATCCATTTACTGCTGATTCTATCAAGGAAGAGGTAATAAATACAATTACACAGTATGAACCTAGAGTATCGGTCAATGATGTTTTTGTAAAAATTAACTTTGAAAAAAACTCTTTTGACGTTGAATTAGTGTATAGGATAACAGGACTACCTACAGTGGAAACCATTGAGTTCGTATTACAGAGACCCGAATAATGCAACCGAATAACCTAACAGCATTAGATTTTGAGGATATTAAAGCCTCTATTAAATCATACCTCAGAACGAGGGATGAATTTAGTGACTATGATTTTGAAGGATCGTCACTATCGTATTTGATCGATACATTAGCATATAATACCTATTATACCGCATTTAACGCTAACATGGCATTGAATGAGGCATTTTTGCCTTCTGCCACTGTTAGAGATAACGTAGTCAATATTGCAAAACTTTTAAATTATGTTCCACGTTCTATTATTGGTTCTCAAGCATGTCTAAAGTTTGAATTACAGACATCATTAACCAATAGTGCTTATCCTACTAGCGTAACTCTTGCTAAAGGATCTGTTGCGAGTGGTGGTAACTATATCTTTAATATAATGGAACCATCAACAGCAACTGTTAATACAACTACAGGTATTGCTGAGTTTGATAACGTTCTTGTTCGAGAAGGTAGTATTGTAACATTCTCTTATATTGTAAACACCTTTGCTACACAGACATATAAGATTCCTTCTGAAGACGTTGATATTAATACTTTAAATGTTCGCGTAAAACCTAACGAAACATCTACTCAATCTGATTTGTACAGTTTAACTGATACAATTACAGACCTAACTGCAACTACTCGTGCTTTCTTTCTTTCTGAAGGTGAGGATCAACGTTACGAGGTTAAGTTTGGTGATAATACTGCAGGTAGGGCATTACAAGATGGTGAGGTAGTTGTTTTAGAATATTTGGTAACTTCTGGTGCTGAAGCGAACGAAATTAATAATTTTTCCTTTATTGGTAGAATGAGTGATACTAACTCAGTTTCTTATTCACCTGCAGACGTTACTTTAACGATGAAAGATCGTTCCCAGTTGGGTGCTGCTGCTGAATCTGTTGATTCTATCAAATATAATGCACCGAGATTCTATTCTTCACAGTATAGAGCAGTTACTGCACAAGATTATGCAACAATTACTAAAAAGGTATACAGTAACGCTGATGCTGTAGTTGCTTATGGTGGAGATACTCTTAATCCTCCAATTTACGGTAAAGTATACATTGCGATTAAGACAAAAACAGGTTCATTACTTAATGATGCTACAAAGAAGTCAATTTCAGCAGATTTGAGAAAATATGCTATGGCATCTATTGATCCAGTTATTATTGACCCAGAAGATATTTACTTATATCTTAAAGTGTTTGCATCTTACGATCCTGCAACTTCATCTAATACATCTGAAATTAATACAAATGTATTAAAAGGTATTAATGATTGGGCAACTCAAACACAAATAAACAACTTTAACTCAACCTTTAGATTGGGTTCATTTGAAAAAGCAGTTAGTCTTTCTGATGCTTCTATTACTGATGTTTCAACACAATTAACATTATTGAGATATATCAGACCAACTACTAACCAAACTAACACATATTGTATTGCTACTGGTGGTGCTCTATATGATAGTAACCCAAGTAACACTGATGGCACTTCTTGTAAGAAAGAACCAATTTTACTATCAGGAACATTCAGATCATCTGATAGACCTGGTGTAGACCAACAGTTTGAAGATGATGGTTTTGGTAATCTTAGAACTTTCTATAATACTGGTAATAGAAAGGTATACACTAATAATGCAGCAGGTACAGTAAATTATGCAACTGGTGAAGTATGCTTTGGACCTGTCGCTATTATTGGAGCAGGTATCAATATTCCTACAACTGGTGTATCAATTACTGATACTACAACTGGTGTAGGTTCTGTAACTAATGGAGATTTATTACCAACAGGACTTTCTATTCCTGTTCTATTCATTCCTGCTAACGTTTCGACAATTCCTGCTTCGACACCAGGCACAATTATTAACATTGTTAATCCTGAGGTGACAATAGTTTCAGTTGGAACCATTCCACCTCCTACAATCCCACTAAATAGTTTGACACCTGCGGTATTCAATAATACACCAACAACGCTAACTGTTGCCGATATCGGAAACGCTGGTAATTTAACTAACGCATCTTGCTTCTAAATCATAGATGAACATCAATAAGGTCTCCCAATCGGTCGCTCAACAGACCCCAGATTTTATTGCTAACGATTATCCTTTATTCAATAAATTTGTTGAATATTATTATCGTTCTCAAGAAAAAACTGGACTAGGACAAAATATACTTAATGACTTTTTAGGTTATCTCGACATTGATAGACTCAATGTCGATATACTTGATGGTGCGACAAAGGTAGTTGAAGATATAACTGCGACTTCAGATGAAATTGTTGTAGAAAGTGTTGATCCATTTTTAGAAAATGATGGAAGTTTATTAATTGGTAACGAAATTGTATATTATGAGGGTGTAACTCATGCTCCAAACATTGCACTTAGTCCAGGTATTTCATATGAACAGGTAAAACTTAAGTGGACTACTCTTGCAAATCCTTTAAGTTCGTTTGATGGAACTACAACTCAGTTTCCTCTTACATCACAAGACAATCCAATAACTCCACCTGATGCACAACATCTTATTGTTACTGCATATAGTCAGGTATTAATTCCAAATATTGATTATACGGTATCTGGTAGTAACATTGTCTTTACCTCTGCTCCTAGAGCAAAACTTACTGCTGATGATTCCTCTGCAACTTCTATTGTATATTTGAGTGGTTTTGTAGAAAGTAGTATTTTAGGAATTGATAATCTATCAAACTCCTTTGGTGAAGGTAAGAAACAATTTACAATGACTCGAAATGGAGTCAGATATGAAGCAAACGTAGATGAATATGTTATTGCAGTATATGATAATCGTCTTTTAGTACCTAAAGTTGACTTTTTTGTTGATGGAGATCAATTTATATTTTTAACTGCACCTTTAAACGGTCGTTTTCTTTCTCTATATTCTATTGAAGCAGCAATTCCTTCATTTGGAAGTGGTGCTGTTGGATATTCTCGTGTTAATAATGTAGGTGAATTAGAAAGTGTTGAAATAAATCAGAATGGTAGTAATTATAGATTCGAGTATCCACCACAAGTTTCAATTAACGCTGATAATGGGTCAGGTGCCTCTGTAAGCACTCTAATCAATGGTGTTAAGACAATCTCCCTACTTAGCGGTGGTAAGGGTTACAGCAGCACAAACCCACCTACTGTTCAAGTACAATCTCCAACAAAAGCGGGTTCTAGTATTGCAGTATTAAAAGCAACAGTTACTAATGGTGCAGTTTCTGCTGTTACTATTTCTACATCTGGTGCTGGTTATACTTTCACTCCTAGAATTACATTTAAACAACCTGGCGGTGCTACACTCGGAGTTTGTCCTATTGTAGCTGGTCAAGTATCAGGAACTATTCCTATTACTACAGGTGGATCTGGATATTCTACTGTTCCTACAGTTTATATCGATGAACCTACTGGTGTTAACGGTATTAAAGCAGCATTGGTAGCAGTTTTAACAAATGGTGTTGTTACTGGAATTACTATTGCTAATGCAGGTCAGGGATATGAGACTGTTCCTAGAATTGCAATCATTGATCCAGTTGGTGCTCAAGTTCTTGACACAAGAGTTGACTCTGATGGTAGAGTTGTTGGAATCGATTTATTAAGTGGTGGTAGTGGATATGATGATGTTCCTTCTGTTTATATTGTAGATAATAGAAATAATGATCAGGGAGTTTATATTGGTGGAACTGGAGCAACTGCAAGTGCTTCAATATTCAATGGTCAAATAACAGATATTAACGTAACTGCATTTGGAACTGGATATAGTGCTGCTAATCCTCCAAAAGTTGTTATTCAATCTCCTCCAGAGGCAAAATCTTCTGCTGAAATTGGTTTAAACGAAGTAACTGGTTTTAAAGTAAATCAAAAAGGATCAAAATACGAAAAGGCAAAATTTACTGGTTGTGCAAGAGCAGCGAGTGGTATTACAGAATATACCGAAGATGGTAATGCAGTATTCTCTAATAACACTACTGCTGCTGCAGCAACTGTAGATACATCTGTTAAATGTCTTGATGCTTTATTCGTAAAAAGACTTTTAGACAAATATAAAGAACAATTCTTACCTGATGTTCCAGAATTAGATTATACTAAAATTGATGTTCGTACATCAATAAAAACTATTAAAGATTTTTATAGTGCAAAAGGAACTTCCTTCAGTATTAGTTACCTTTTCAAACTTCTTTATGGTGAACAGGTAAGTATTTCATATCCTAAAGATCAAATCATTAAACCATCTGCTGCAACATGGTCTATTGATACAATTCTTCGTGCAACTTTAGTAAGTGGAAATCCTACTGATATTAGAGATGGTCTTTTAACTCAAGAAGCAGATATTGCTGATACTAACGTTCAAGCAGCGAGTGCATTAGTTGAAAACTATATTTCTATTAAAACTTCTGATGTAGAAATTTTTGAATTAATATTATCAGAAGAAACTATTAACGGATCTTTTACAGTTCCATATAAAACAAAATTAGCAGAACCTCTTAATACAACTGCATCTATTATCACAGTTGACTCTACTATTGGTTGGCCAGAAAGAAACGGTGAATTTTTAATTGGAAGTAGTAGTGATACTACAGAACTTGTTCAATATAAAGAAAAATCTCTGAACCAGTTTATTGAGTGTACTAGATCAGTAAATGGTATAGTTGAGGACTGGGATTCTGCTACAACAATATCTTCAAACTTTACAGTCTTTATTAATAAAGGAACTGCTCAAGAAGTAGTAATGAATATTGTTGGTATTGTTGATGCTCAACAAACAACACTTACTGATACTGGTTCTTATTACTTACCTGGTGATAAATTAACAGTTTCTAAATTAGGTGGTAGTAGTACTGGATCAGAACTAACAACTTGGTTGTATAATGTTAAAAAATTAATTTCTGTTAGTTCAATTACATTTGGTGGTGTTAATAATAGATCTGCAACTGTAACTTGTGCAAATAATCACGGTTTATTAGTTGGAGATTCAGTTACAGTTTATGGTGCAAACCCAATTATATACAACGGATCTTTCTTAGTTACATCTAGAGAT